TTCCCACCCTTGGTACGACCAGCAGCTTTAGGATCGCCCCCGCCACCATAAGGATTATCGGCTGGAGCGCCAGGATTTTGAGGATTTCCGAAGGGTGCCCCGCCACCGCCGCCCGTAAAGGGAACGGCTGTTTTAAATACTTTGTCGTAACCGCTCTCATCTTCCCGTACACGGTTCCGATATTCATCATCTTGATCAATATCAATCTGGTTCAAGATGGTTGCTCGAGAAATATCTCCCCGGTCCCGAAGATCAAGCAGGTAATTAGCGACAGCAGGATCGAAGTCCAACGCAATCTGTGTTGGATGAAACTGGAGTGATGGCATCTCAGTAAACTCAGGATTGTGTTCGAACGTTGGCTTAATAACGTTCTTCTCAAGAGCACGGCGAAGCATATGACGTCGAGATTCCATGCCTCGCGCAATCACACGAGCCAGTTTCAACGAGTCGTCTTTAGATGTACTCCCGTTCGTGATAAAAGTCTGATAAAGCCTCGCCGCTATCTTGCCATCGAGCAAGTTATAACGAGTGTCTTCAAGCGTCTTATCAAGTTTTGGAGTAATGATCTCAATTGAAAGACGATGATCTCCAATGATCACTGGAACACGAGCAAGTGTCCGAATGTTCGCTTGAAGAGAAGCAATTTCTTCTGCTTTCCCAGGAACCTGATCCGAACCCTTCTTGACCAGAACGATAAAGTTCGTTCCTCCAAGAAGATGAGCTCGGTCCATCTCGCGTAACTGGTGCTTAAGGTCAAGAATTTCGAAGATCGACTTGAGGCGAACATCAGCAAAACGCTTATATTGAGCCCTTGTTGCTGTATGTCTCCACACATACTTCGGGTCGAGAACCCAGAGTCGATCTACATCCACGCCCAAGTCGCCAAGACGCTTTCGTTCGTCACGATCTGGGGTGTACTCGCCAAGCATGATGGTGCTAATCACTTCATCAGAAGACTTGTTAGCGAGAACATCAGCAATCTTGTTAGATTCGCCCTTTCCCGATACGTAACAAAGAGTCTCTTGATTGAACATGAGATTTCCGACAGGTACAACCTTCAACGGATCAAGAAGACTAACTCCGATGGGGACGGTTAGCCGAGGAAAAGTCTTCTTCCTTTTCACGCCCGTCTTGGGATTAACGCCACTGACTTTGTACGTCTTCTTACCCCACCAGGTTACGCCGTAGAACTGAGAGACAGTAAAAAGTTCACGCCACATCTCTCGAAGCCGAGAGTCAAGATCGAGATCGCCCGCTATCTGGTTCCAGATATCTTCTTCATCTTCGTCATGACATTCAAACCCCATCTTGGAGAACGCCATGGATTCTGTAGATTCCAGAACGCCTGCCACCACATCATCATTATCTGCTGCGTCTTGAGCGACGCGCATCTGATCGTAAAGCCCGGTAGGAGTCACATAGCGGTCACGTTCGAAGAGTCCACCGCCACCGCGGCGAGTGTTAGAAGCCCAAGTGCTCAGAGCGGCATACTCAGGATGCTGTTGACTTAAAGCAGCCCAAACTTCTACGTCAGTATTATCGCTTTCATTAACCATGGTTGCCCCATGAAGAGGATCAACAGTGATTTCGCTACCCATTTAAAACTGGCCCCCTGCCATTTTCCAATCGAGGTCTCGAATACTTTCGATTCTAGAATGAATCTTGAACTGACGATCACACTCGGTCAAAAAGGGATCTACTTCTCTGGTACGGAACGCTGTAGACCGACGAGAATCGACTCGAACGAGTTGACTTCGGATTTCACTTGCTCGAGCCGACCAGGATGACAATTTCTGCATAACCAGCGATGGCAACATTTGGTTCAACTGCTGCATTGCCGCGTAGTAAGCATCTAACTCACCTTGGTAGTTCTCGATCCAATCGTTCTTAGGATCGACTGCGATCTCATCATCCTCGAACCCCTCAACGTGTGTTGAAGTGTCCAACTCGAACTCTGCGTCCATTACTAACCCCTTCATCGGCGTTCCTTTGTGTTAGTTTGACTTCTTTTCCTACATCATGAATTGGTCGAGTACTGGCTTTTCTTTCGCTGTTTTCATCATCTCTTCGATTCCATACTGAGTATGTCCAAGAATCATCATTCGTGCAGCGTCGAGTGCGTGGAATTTACCCATGCTGTACTCCCTCTTCCCGTACTGGTTCATTGCAGTCTTCGTGATGCGGTACGTCTGCCCCTGGAACTCACCAATAATGTCTTCATCCCACGGCATCCATAGGCGTTGATCGTCTACAAGTTGCCGAAGTTTGTCTGTGGAATACTCCACAACATTGCGGAACATTCCGGCTTCTTTCGCAAGATTGTCTGGAGAAATATCATCATCGACTTCGATAGTTTGGTCAAAATCGACAAGAATCTTCTCGGAGAAGCCGTAGCCTTTGATGCTCGTAGCCGTTGACTCTTTGTTATTGTCTTGAAGCATCTGGAAAAGCGGTAATCCGTTTCCCGTCTTGTCCATGGAAAACGCAACCGGCTTGTAGTAGTCCACAACCCACTGGACTGCTCGCACTTGATCTGGAGTGCTCACTCGAGTCAGGTTGATTCGGGTGAGCAGCTTCAGTTGACTTCGACCTTCTGGCGGTAACGCTTTATGGAAAGTTTTCCGTTGCGTGAGTTCCGCACCCTTCGGTTTGTATTCACCAAAAACTAGAATCTCGGACGGATGATTCGTGAACCCTACGTCCATACCAGCCCAAAAGGCCGTATATCCTCCCGACTTGTGACGTGGGGAAAAGTCCAAAGCCTGGACAATATCAAGTCCAGATTCTTCTAACCAAGAGTCACTAATTTTGAAGTAATTGTATTCTTCAGTGTTGTAATCAGATCCCTTGTCGTCGTCTACACATACCATCAAACGATGGAGTACAAAAATCGGAGAAACTGAGTCACCGTGCATTCCAAGAATGTTACGGCGATAATCAGGATCATCTCGACCTCCATACTGGTCGATCTTTTCTGCACGTTCCGCGTCTGTCCATGTGGGACGGTGCATCGCCGTGAATCGGTGAACAGTCCATTTCGTGTGAGGGTCAGCGGTGTACTTATAAAACTTATCTCGTACGCCTCTCGTTACGCCGTGAGCACGCCACACAGCACCAGCATGGCCTCGCTTCAACGTTTCGTTTAGTTCAGTCCAACCCTGTTCGGGATAATCTTGTGCCTCATCGAGTTCTAACCAAAGCGGGTGGATTCCCTTTACGCCCTTGCCATCACGTTGAGGAATACGTCCCATGATCCGGGAACCATTCCGGAAGTTCATATGAAACGGTTTATGTTTCACACGGCTTCGTCCCACTTGCATCATCTCTTGACCAAGACGCGATTGGAAGAACACGGTTTCTACATTGTCAGTAACAGCATCAAGGTGATTGCCTTCTGGGGCAGTAATGACCATCTCCTGTCCAGGATGCAGGAACGGGAAAGCGAAAGCTCTCATCTTGATAGAGAGGGACTTTCCGACAGATCGTCCACACTGATCAATTTGAAGCGGATCATTACACCTAAACCATTGCCATTGGTACGGCCATGCCCGCCAGCATCCGTCGTCTTGTTCTAAATCAGGCCAAGCAAATTCAGCAAGATCTAATCCAGAATCGTCTTGCAGAATCGCCCACAAGTAGGCTTCCTCTTCGGTCAGATCTTCAATAACTGCCATTAGACTGTCGGTCTCGGTTTGAATTTCTTATACAAATCAATCGTTGTCTCTGGTGAATTCATCATTCTCATCTCAAGAGCACCCAAAACGTAGGCTGCTCGATATTCTGCAAAGAAGGAAGGGTCTTTCTTAAATGACTTCGCAATTAATTTGATTAAGTCAATATCTGGATCACGAGTCCCAGCTAATAGTTTCTGCACCATATTGCGATCAATGCCAATCTTTACTGCTAATGCTCGAATGGATCTATCCCCGGCAAGCATTTCAAAGGTCTCCTGAAACGGCATCATGGAGAAGTCGGTTCGTTGGAATTGGCGGAAGCGTTCGGTTGCTGTTTTGCGATCAAGGACAGGTCGAGGTCCAGATCTTCCTGCGGGAGTCTGATCTACTTTCAAAATATCGCGTAAGATTCGTCCAAAAAGTTCAACATCATTGAATGCTCGAGTCCATTCAAGATGAACCGTAGAAGGAAAATGTTCGTTAATCATCTCCATACGTTTTGACCATGGCATCTTTTCATTGAATTCCGTCATCTACTGGTCACTGATCCAGTACCGTTGCTTCGTTTCTTTAAACTTCGTATCAATCACATCGAACTCAGGAATAGCGATCTTCTCAATCCATTCGACAACATCTTCCCAAGTGCAATGCTGCTCTTTCTGTTCGTCCACATCACAATTGTTGTGAAGAACAATCAGTCCTTTCATTTGCTGAAAGAGTTCAATTGCCTTCGAAGCCTGTTCGTTACGCATATAACCGAACTCTTTGGCTCGTTCCCGAAGACTCGTTAAGTAATGCTCGAAAGAACCTTCGCCTCGTTGCTTATCTCGAGTTTCTTTATCAATCCCCAGAGACTTCTTAAGCATTCGAAGTTCGGCTGAGTGTTCCTTAATGGCCTTCTGCCATGCGTTTTCGTCAATGGGTTCTCCCCAATAATCTCTCTTTTGGGAGACCCACATGCCCCAGCGCCAGACGAGGAGTTCGCTGATGATAAGTCGATCTAAGTCTTGGAGATCAGAAATATTAGTAAAATGATTATCAGATTGATATTTACGCACTCGATCATTGAAGTATTGGACTTCTCCGTCATGGACATAAAACTTGCTTCCAGAAGGGAGAACTACAGGGGCTAGGTTGTCGTCCCTATTCATCCGATCCACGTCTATTTTATCTACCATATATTAACCCTAACACAGATCGACTACAAAAAAAAGTCAGATATTACTATCTCGGCTTAAACCCCTAATAACTCAACGTTTTTTAGGTAAAATTAGTTAGTAATAGGCTCAACTATACGTGAGCGAAGTTGAAGAATCGCCTTGGTGTGGATCTGGCACACACGGCTCTCGGTGACGCCAAGCACCTTCCCGATCTCAGCGAGAGTGAGCGCCTCGTAATAGTAGAGAGTTAAAACGAAACGCTCCCGATCAACCATCTGAACGATGACATCAGAAAGCAGATGCTTTATCTCATCAAGTTCAAAAGCCTCGATTGAATCGTACGGACGATCAGAAACGATGTTGTCTCCAACTGTCACCCCTGAAACATCGTTATCTCCTCGGCCTATTAACTCGTCAAGAGCAACGATTCCAGTAAGAGAAATTTGTGAGAACGTGTAGGAGAGTTCTGTCCGAGTGATACCCAGTTCAGAAGCAAGTTCTATATCGTTAGGATTACGTTTCAGCTCGTTTTCAAGTTTCGAGTAGGCCCGTTCGACCGCACGAGCCTTCGCTCGTACCGATCGAGGCACCCAGTCAATAGAGCGCAACTCGTCAATGATCGCACCCTTAATTCTCGAGATAGCGTACGTCTCAAATTTGAATCCTCGTTCAAGATCGAATTTGTCAATCGCATCAATAAGCCCGAATACCCCATAACTAACAAGATCAGTCTGCTCAACGTTCTGGGGCAATCCAGCTGCCAGGCTTTTAGCAACAAAGCGGACTAACGGTGAGTAATGTATTATCAAAAGTTCGCGTACTTCTTGAGTATGATTCGTTTTATAATCGTCCCAAAGTGCCGCAACAGCAGCTAATGAATTGGCTTTTTCTATGGCTTTCTTCGAATTAATCTCATCAGTCATACGATGTCATCGGATCATCTGCCCAAGAATCCATTTATACGTCTGCTCTATGCCACTCTGGAGTGAAGTTGATGGTTCCCAGTCCAATTCACGTCGAATCATCGTATTATCACTATTACGTCCACGAACTCCCTGAGGTGCAGTCAAGTCGTATTCCCGTTCCAATCTGATACCAGCAAGATTCTCTACAATGTCCACAAGACCATTAATAGATACAAGTTCAGACGAACCAACGTTGATGGGCTCAACAACACCACTAGCCATAACAAGTTGAATGCCTTGGATGCAATCGTCGATATACATGAAGCTACGGGTTTGTTCACCGTCACCCCAGATTGAGATCCTATGATCCCCGCTGAGTTGTGCTTCGATCACCTTACGGCAGATGGCAGCTGGTGCCTTCTCGCGCCCACCGTCGTAGGTTCCGTGAGGGCCGTACACGTTATGGAATCGGACCACGCGCGTCTCCAAACCCATGTCTTCACGGAAATGGCGGCACATGCGCTCCGAGAACAGTTTCTCCCAGCCGTAGCCGTCCTCGGGCATGGCGGGATATGCGTCTTCTTCTTTCAACGCAGTGACATCAGTGTCGAGTTGCTTAGAAGCAGCATAGACACACGCCGAGGAAGCATAGAAGTAACGATCTATGTCGAAGTCAATCGCAGATTGAAGAAGATGAGTATTGATGAGAACAGAGAGCATGCAGGCTGCCTTGTTGTTTTCGATGAACCCCATACCTCCCATATCAGCCGCTAGGTTGTAAACAACATCAACATCTTTCATAACAAGTCGACACGTTCGTTTATCCCGAAGGTCAGCAGTTCTGTTCTCAACTTCTGGAAATCGTTGATGCCACTGCCCAGGAGCCTTCAGATCAACAGCACGAATATTCGATCCTCCGATCTCATCACGGAGAGTCCCAACGAGATGCCCGCCGATAAAACCTCCGGCACCCGCGATGAGAATTTTACCGGTGGTCATTTCCGTCCTCCTGAACAAACAGGACCTTTTCGCTGCCCATCGAACACACGATTAATAGAACCCCAAGTACCTTTATCGTATAATTCAGTACCACAAGGACAAGATTGTGTTGCTCCCGTTTTTTTTCCCACGATCATCCAATCAATGACTTGATCTCATCTTCCAAACTGAACGGCGGTTTCCAACCCATAGCAGTTAACCTACCGTCAGTCAGAGGGTAGAACTGGTCATACCCTGGTCGTACCGTTTCAGCATCTACCAGTTTGTACTTCAAACTCTTACCTACTAGTTCAGCAACCATATCTGCCATCTCGAGATTATTCATAGGTTCTCCGCCGGGGAGGCTGTAGCGATCAGGACGGTCATGTTGTCCTGCTTCATATCTTTGTGGTGCCCTCTCGAGAATAAACATGAGAGCATCTGCCACATTTCTTACAGAGTTGTAATACCTCTTCCCCGCTCTGCCGTTCGAGATATGAATCTCTACTTCTTGATCCCTTCGAATCAAGTCGATCAACTTGGGAACGAACTTCTCCAGATGTTGATTCTTGCCCACAATGTTGTTGCTGTTCGTAATGACTACTGGAACGTTGTATGTCCTCCAGTACGCTAGAGCGATCATCTCCTGAGCGGCCTTGCTGGCAGCATAAGGATTACTCGGAAGCAGAACATCCCATTCTTCATGGTTTGTAGCTCCGTACACCTCATCAGTCGAGAATTGGAGAAACACTTTTGGAGGATGATTTCTCGCGTACTCTAGAACTTGAAGGGTGCTCGAAACATTATTCTCGATAAAACCAACAGGATCTGCAATAGAACGATCTACGTGACTCTCGGACGCCAAATGAAGAATGAAGTCAAATTCGCCCAGATCAGGAATCGTACCAACTAGATCATGAGTAACAACTCTTGTCCGTTGATTTGCTTCAATATTAAGAGGACTCCCCTGGTGTTTCCATGAACAAATACAAGTGAATTCCCATTCTGTGTTCTCCAAGAGATAGGTCAGAACGCCCGACCCGATAAAACCATCAGCACCTGTAATTAATACGTTCATGGGACATATATGGTGCCGAGACCAGAGCAGTTCGTCTTGTTGTCCCACCGAAGATCTCGTTCAGCACAAAACTCTTCAACAGCCGTTCTAACAGGGAACAGGGGTTGAGGGGTTGTTGCGTTTCCCGTGAACTCAATAGCCGTATCGTGTAAGTAAATACGGCCACCCGAGCGCACTCGAGGGAGATACAGATCTAACTCAACGAGCGTTTCTTCATACACATGATTGGTGTCGAGGAACAAGATATCCACCTTGCCAGGGAGAGCGTCAAGAACCTGCTGGGAAGTGTCGTATCCGAGCAAAAACATCCAATGGGGGACCACTCCAAGCGGACCTTGTGGGTCGAGAAGATTCACATCGCCCAGAACACCCACGCCTGAAGGGATCGGATAACTGCAATCAACAGCCCACAACTGTCCACGATCCTGGAGGGCATACATCCAAGCAATCGTCGAGAGCCCATAACGAACTCCGATCTCGATGACTTTCGTAGCATTCAGTTCTTCAACAGCCTGAACGAACGTTGGAAGATGTTCGTTGATATCTGAAGGTTCAGCACATAGCATTTCGTAACGCTCTTTTAGAACTGCGCTATCCATAACGAATCTCTCCAATTTCTTTGGCTGCGAAAGAAGCAATCACGCCGCCCTTTCTCCAGATATACACCACGCTTTTGTACTGATTATGAGTTTCAACATGGTCATACTCATGCCAATGTCCATCTACGTCAATCACTGTGAGTTTCATCTAGATGACCTCAATGAGTTGAGAATTAGTAACAACAATGGAAACTAGGATCAGTTACCATTTCATATACGAACTATGTTCGTCTGGTCCTACCGTAAAGTCTAAACTCTCAACGTCAAGACCCTTAAACCATTCTTCCATCTCCGGTTGTCGCTTAGTTTGAGCGAGAATAGTTTCGATCTGATCTTTCCCCCCCGAGCCACCTTCACGGTGGATCAGATACGGAGCATAATTCCATAGACAGCCAGCCCTAGCTCCCTCTCGTACAGATCGAGCAAGCGCCTCTTCGAACCCCCCATGGAAAGGAAGATCGCTGGAAAGTTCACGAAACCACGGACGGCGGAACATGCAACACCAGCCTTCGGGACGAGCTTTTCTAATAAGATTCTCATCGTAAGACCATCCGATAGACACAATATCTCGAGGTCCTGGATTTGCGATAGTTGGCTGTGATGCCCATACCGTAGGTTCAACTACAATCGTACCTTCCATCCAGCCGACCTGTTTCTTCAGCCAATCCGGATGAGTAATACCCACATCCGAATTCATAAGAAGAATGTATTCAGACGCGGGATTGGTGTTTCGAACGCCGATATTATTACCTTCAGAAAAAAAGTGATTCACAGGCTCGAGAACAAGAGTCGTAATCCGACCTTCAGCCAGATGTTTTTCAAGAGTTTGGACTGTAGCACTCCCATTTTCAATATTAGCAGCGTGTTTCTCTCTCGCTATTCTTTCCTCACGTTCAACGACTGCTTGTTCTTCTTCAAGTTTCCGAGCCGCCACATTCCCCAGCTCAAGATTCGCTTCAGTAATCTCACGTTCAATAGCTGCTTGTTCTTCCGGAAATGTCGATTCTGCCAATTTAGTTTCAGCGAAAAATTCACCTTCAGCAATAAACTGTTGGAGAAAAGCATTTTTCCGACCGAGCATCTCTTGGAACCGCTGTTCTACTTCAGCGATTTTACGTACACAATGATCTTGTTCTGCCACATACTTCTTTGCTAACGTCGAAAGTTCTGGCTCAACGATAGCCCGACTCTCAGCAATAAGTCGTTCAAGTTCGGCAGTATTACTTCCGTTGTCTACAACAACCACCTCATAGGGAATATGCTCTGTCGTTGTCAACGTTCTCAGACATACGTCGATGATTTCAGGATGGGTGAAGTTCAGAATCACGATAGAGACGACAGGGGTTTCTCCCGGTTTAACCATAGAACAACTCACAAGACCTCCTAAACGGGTCTGTTCACGATATCTTCTCGAATAAGCACTACATACGAACCACTAATTTTGACTACATACTTCTTCTCTGTTGCAAGAGGAAAGATCCATTCAAAATCATCTGGTGCGATCTGGGTCACGTCAATAATAATCAGATTAGTTTTGGCATCTAAGATATGGCCTAACGCTTTGGCTGCTGTAGGCTCTCCAAAGTTGAAACTTCCGTCTGCGGCGAGAAAAATTGATGCCCCATAATGTTCTTCCCAAGCAGCCTTCAGCCGTTCAGAAGTGGCAGGAGGTAACGTCTTCGGAA